CCTTGAACTTGCCGTTGAGCGGCGCACCGATCGCCCGGTCGTTCTGGATCTTGGAGTAGTTCGTGTTCGGGCCGTTGTCGATCGGGTTGAGGTTGAGCGCCTTGGCCTTCTTCTTGTCCTGCAGCAGCTCCGCCAGGACGATCTGGGTCTGCTCCTTGACCCGCTCGTCCAGGTCGGCGTCGCGGGCCTGCACAGCGCCGACGTAGTTCTTGACGAACTCGCCGAACTGCCCGTCCTTGAACAGGTTCTCGACCTTGGTCTTGTCCTGCAGGACCTCCTCGAACTCCTGAGGAGTCGTGGGGGTGGCGACACTCATGTCCATGCTCCCTTCAGAGCTCGAATCGCAGCCTCGGCGTCGAAGCTGACAACGTTGTCTTCGACGGCCGCGGAAGCAGCCGCCTTGGTGCTTGTCTTGCCGCCCTGGATCTCGTCGGCGAGGCCTGCCTCGACGGCTTCCTCGGCAGAGAACCAGGTGTCCTTGGCCATCAGCGCGCGCCAGTCCTCGACCGTGCCTCCGGCCTTCTGGACGTACAGCGCCGCGATGTCGTTGCTGAAGCCGTCGAGCATGTCTGCGGCCTCACGCATGTCGGATGCAGGCCCCATGCAGAATCCCCAGGCGTCGTGGATCATCAGCCGCGAGGACTTGGCCATGACGACCTTGTCGCCGGCCATCGCGATGAACGAGGCAGCCGACGCGGCCTGCCCCTCGACCACGATCTCGACCGAAGCAGGGTGCTGCTCCAGCGCGTTGAAGATGGCCACGCCCTCGCTGACGTCTCCGCCAGGAGAGTTCAGCCGCACCTTGAGCCGGTCGACCTCCAGAGCACTCAGCTCCTGCGCGAACGTTGCAGCAGAGACACCCGAACCGTCGCCCCACGGATCTCCGATGGTGCCGTAGATCCAGACCTCGGTGGGCTCGTTCGCCTTCGCAGCAACGATTCGGTACCAGTCGCTGCCCTTACTCCTGGACCGGTTTTGAATCTCCCGGAGCCGGGGGTTGATCTGCACTCTTCACACCTCCCACGTACGTCATCGGGGGCAAGCCCACCGTCTCCAGCACCTCGTCTGGGTTCCACCCGGCGTCCCGAAGCACCTTGGCGGCGTTGGCCTTGGAGGTGCGCTCGCTCGCGATGCGGTCGAGATCCTCAGGGACCGGGTTGTCGTAGTCGAACTCGACGTTCTCGGCGGCAGCTCCGAACAGCGGCAGGAAGTCGTTGTTGAGAGCCTGCTTGATGCGCTCCAGCCGCTCGATCAGCAGCCACCGGGCGAACACCACCTCGGCCGCCTCGGCGTTGGCCCGGTTGACGTCCTCGACCGTGCCCAGCATCGGCTTCGGGAAGGTGAACGCTTCCCGCACCACCTCCCGCGAGACGTTGCGCAGCTCCACGAACTGCATGTCCTGCATGGAGTAGGAGACGTTGGCCCACTTGGCGCCGCCCTCCAGCAGCCCCGGCCGGTGCGCGTTCGACACGCCGCGGTGCTGCTCGGCCCAGCGAGCCTTGAACGTTGCCCACTGCCGGTCGTCCCAGCTCTCTGGCACCTCGATCACGCCGCCCGGCATCGCCGAGTTGCGGAAGAAGTTGCGGTTCCATGCCGCCGCAGCCGTGGTGGAGTCGAGGTCCACCAGGATCGTCTGTACCGGACCCATGCCCCGGTAGGGGTCGTTGGGGTTGGGCATGCGGATCTGGATGACCTCGTCGTTGTCGAACGGGATCTTGTCGCCGTCGGGCGAGTTGTAGATCCAGCCCAGCAGGTACTTCTCCTTGTCGGGCACCGGCGACATCAGGTCCGGCCGCGCGATCCACAGCTCCGCCGGCCAGGGCGTGCCGTTCTTCTGGACGATCCACTCGCTCTCGCCCGTGAGGTCGACGTGCTGCTGGAACGACTCGACGAACTCCTGCCTGGTGTAGAACGGATTGGGCTTGTTCCACACCTGCAGCGCGAGGTGCCGCGTGACCTCGACGCGGTCGTCCGACGCCGGGCCGTACGTGCGGCGGCCGTCGGTCCGCTTGCGGTAGAGCTTCCAGTCGACCTGGGCCGTGGCCGAGGCCAGACGGTGCACGATGGCGAACAGCGTCCCGACGGCGCCATAGGCGTCCATCTGCTGCTTCTTGCCGCCGCCTCCGCCGCCGAAGAACCCGAGCCCGCCGCTACGACCCACGTACGGCACGGGAGTGTCGTTGCGGGGAGCGCGCGTGAGCAGTCGCGTCACCATGTCAGGCCGCCATGCGCTCGTAGAGCCAGCGCAGCGCGAAGCACGTCACTGCGCAGCCCACCAGGCCCAGCGGGAAGGCCACGTAGAACGCGGCCCACACCAGGAAGCCCAGCCCCAGCGCAGGGAGCGAGAACGGCGCCAGGACGGCCAGCACGAACGCCAGCTTCTCCACGACGGGCGCGGCGATGGGCTTGCGCGGCTTGCGCTCTACGTGCGCCCGCCCTGCGCCCGTGCGCCAGGCCTCGGTGAAGGTCGTCATCAGTCGTTCCATCCTCGGAAGCCGGATCGGGCCTGGAGGTCGCGGTAGGCGACCATGTACCGCAGGGCGTCGCAGCCGTGGTCGTTCTCCTTCACCGGCTGCTCCTTCGGTTGTTTCCCAGCGCCGATGTCCCAGATGTAGCCGGGGATTTCCTCGACGGTGGAGGTGGGTTTCTTGGCATCTACTAGGGCCGGGTCGCGCGCAATTGTTGCGCCTTTAGCGAATGATACCCTCGGCCGGCCATCCACACCGGGACGCATTCTCCGCTGCACTGCCTGAATGCCGTTTAGGACTTCCTTATTCGCCAGAGTCGTGCTCAGTCCCAATGCCCGCTCGAACGTCGCGCGGTCAGTAGCTCCGTGGTCGGTGATGATGGCGCGCGGCTTCGGCTCTATCCACCGGCCGCCTTGCGTGACAGCTCGAAGCGCTTGCTCTGCAACGTCTGTAGGGTTGAGGTGGGTGTGGTAAAGCTCGCGGTACATGTGCAGCCGGCCATCCGGATCCTCCGCCCACCACTGCAGCACAGCAGGAGCCACGTAGCCCCAGTCGATGGCCCAGAACCGCTGCCAGTCCTGCGGCACTTCGAAGGGCTTCACTACGTGCATAGCAGGCTCGTACTCGTCGTAGATCTGGCCCTCGGCTCCGACCCACAACCCATCCCGCAGGCGCGCGAGCATCACGCCGCCCAAGGCATCCAGGCGGGACAGGTACGCCTCGCCCTTGGCGGTGCGGCGTCCGTCTGCGGTGTAGTAGATGGGGTTCTCGCGGTGGGTGCTCTCCAGCATCACGGTCTGGCCGGCTTCACAGCGCTGCTTGAGCCAGTGCGTGGGAGTCGAGGGGTTGCAGTCCGCCATGAGCTGCTGGAAGGACACAGCGCCGTTACGGAGCCGGGTGTTCAGGGCATCCCAGTCGTCCCGGGTCAGCTCTGTGGCTTCCTGCACATAGATCAGGTCGTACTCCGAGGACATGATGCGCGTGTTGCGGTCCATCCCGCCGATGGTGATGGTGGCGCCGTTGCTGTAGCGGTACTGCGCCGCCTCCTGCGAGCTGCCCCCGTACCAAACGACGTCTCCTCGCAGGAGACTCTCTGCTGCAACGTGCTCCTTGAACGTCACCAGCGCGGTCGAGGTCAGGGACGCCGCTGTCTTGCGGACGATGAGCGCGCGCATGCCTGCGTTCTTGAGGCACATGTGGTGCATCTTCTCCAGGCAGGCCCGCGACTTCCCTGTGCCCGCGGGGCCAGCCACCAACACCTCTGCCTCACGGCAGTGGAACAGCTCCCTTGCCGTGCCCCGCGGGCGGTACGTCCGGATCATCAGCCGCTCTTGTTCGCTCGTGTCCTGGTGCAGTTGCAGTGCTCGATGATGCGACCCCGGTTCGGCAGCAACTGGATGTACATCACGGGCTCCATGCACTGGCCCTCGTGCTTGCTGTGCTTGCAGTCGGCGCAGGTCATGGGTATTCGACCTGGACGCCGCAGTCAGCCAGCTCGTTGCGCGGGTAGACGATGGCCGAGTTGGCGATGGGGTAGCCCGGGAAGAACCCGATCTCCTTCGCCATGTCGTGCGTGTTCCGGTGGTCGAAGTGGCTCGGGCCGTTGATGACGACGACACGGTTCCCTTCGATGCGGACCTGGATTGCCTGCTCGGCGTCGATGTTCAGCGCAGCGATGAAGTCCTGGCAGGCCTTGTCGACCTGCGCGAAGTGCTCCTTCGCCAGGTGCTCTTGCTCCTCGTTCCGGTACCGCGTCATTCCAGTGCTCCCATGTCCACGCCCTCTACCTGGTAGGTGGCGGTCTCGACTCGTACGGTCTCCTTGAGCTGGCCCAACTCCTCCGCGACGTTGCGGAGCGCTGCGTGCTTCCGAGTCAGCAGAAGGGAATCCAGCTCTGCGCCCTCCTGGTCGTGCACGTCGTTGATGTCCTCGACGTCGCGCTCGTACTCCGCCACGCGCTTGAGCTTGTCGGCGATCCACAGCCCAGCGAGCTCGTCGTCTCGCTTCTGCTGCATCTCTTCGATGTACACCGCGTTTCGCTTCTTGAAGAGGCTCACGGCCTCGCGCGTGGTGTCGAAGTGCTTCGCGATCTGCGCGTGCGTAAGGACTCCATCTACCAGCATCCGAGCACACGCGCGCTTCTTCCAGCCTCGGAAGACTCGGGTGGCATCGATCTGGCCGGCCATGTGGCCGCCTCCTTTCCGTTACGTCGTGAGGGTCGCGTACGCGCGCGAAGGGCTTGGGAGAGAGCTTGGGGCCCTAACGGATGTCGAAGTAGTCCCTCAGCCACACATCCACCAGGATCCCTATCGCCACCCCGAACAGCAGCCACCCTGCGCACATGCCTTATTCTCGCTCTTTCCCTGTCTGCACAACGGATCCGCGCCTACCGCCCCTGCCACCGAGGGTTTGCCCTCCTCTCGGTTAGCTCTTACCTCGCAGCGTTGAACGCCACCGCCACTATCACGAGCACCACAGACAGCCAGAACGCGGCCCGGTCGTACTTCGCCCGCTGCGGCAGAGGCGCCTCACGCCTTCCGGGCCAGGGCTCCTCCATATCCAGCCTCGGCAGCATCACCATCGCCAGCCGATCCAGCGCCTTCTTCACGCCGCGCACACTCCTTCCATGAACTCGTGGATGTCCCTGGGGTTGGCCTCGAACCGCGACTGCTCCCGGAACCGCTCGACGCAGTACTCCGTCACGTAGTCCGGCCACTGCCGCCACACGTTGCACGCGTCCCGCACCGCCTCAGGGCCACCGGCCTCCGTGTTCTCCCACACGCGCTCCATCCCCCACTGCGTCGTACTGGGCAACCGCATCTCCGTCCCAGCAGCCGGAGCAGGCGACGCAGCGCACACCGCCGTCATCACCACCAGCCCCAGCCCTGCCATCACTACCGTTCGCATTCGCATCAGATCTCCACTCCCTTCAACTCGGCCCATGCCGCCATCTGGTTGTTGATTGCCTTGCGCCCCTGCGCTCCCGACCTCGGGTGCCAGAGCAGCTCTCCCTCTCCCTGTCCCGTGGCAGGGAGGACCACGTTGCCCACGGGAATGACGCCCTGCCTCGTGTGGTGGATGACGGGCTCCGACACGCTGACGCGGTCCTCTGTCTGCCAATGCCTCCAAGCGATGACGGGTGTGTGGTGAACGCCGCCCTCGTTGTCCAGGTAGCTGTACATCCAGCCGTCGCCCGGGGTGATCTGGTTGGTCACTTCTTCTCCTCCTCTATGAACCTGGTCCCTGTGTGAGCCCTGAGCCCCGCCCCCTAGGGAAGGGGGCGGGCGGGGCTCAGTGGCCCGTACGCCCTGGGGCCCAGTGGGGCGCACTGGGGCTCACTCCCCGATTTCGTTGATACGTAAGGGATCCGACGGATCGACTGCGCCCCTACGGATCAGATGCGACCCCTTGGGCCCCTGTCCGCGCCCCACTGCGACCCAGCCCATCGTTTCGGCGTGCTCTAGGGCCGCCTGGCCCTTCGTCCTGCCGCCCCCGCCGCCCAGTCCCCCGACTGCATCGAACAGCTCCTTCTGCGTCAGCACGACGTCCGGCTCTGCATTCCAGATGTACTGCGCCATAACGTGTGCCTTGGTGGCCGCGCCGTCGGTTCGCCGGAAGTCAGCCCGGGTCTGTTCGGTTGCCGCCAGCAGCCCTGTGCTCGGGTCGAACGAGACGGCGAACTCCTCCACGTTCACGCCGCGTCGGCCGTCAGCGCGGAAGAACCGTTGCGGGCCCTGCTTTGTGTAGACGATCCGCACGTCAGCGTCGTCGTCGATGACCGTGGCGCCACGCGCCCGCTCCTCGCCGATGGCGTGCTGCATCCGGCCGGTGTGCACCGGAATCAACATCCCTCGCACGTCCGTCTCGGCCATGACCTCGTCCAGCCTCATGAGGAACCGGCGCACGTCGTCGTTCTCGTTCTCCGAGCCGAAGCCCGCCATCGCTCGGCCGAACGGGTCCACCACTAGGAACTCGATGTCCATGCGGTTGAGGAACTTGACCAGGCCCTCGACGTGGAAGTCGTTGGCCAGCGAGAAGCCCTTGCCGCGTAGCGACTCCACGAACACTCGGTGTGTCTTGCGGATGCCGAACCGGGCGTACATGTCGTCGCAGTCGTCCTCGGTCAGCTCGTAGTCGAGCACCCCGACGTTGTTCTCCAGGTGCGTGTCGAACCGACCCAGGAACGGCTCGTTGTCCACCATCGACCGCACGAGGTTGCCGGACAGGGTGGTCTTGCCGACCTTGAACCCCGAGGTGATGAACGCCTTGTGCCCGTCGTAGATCAGCCCGTCCACGATCGGCACCGGCCGCTCCCGCTCCAGGGCAAGCCGTCCGTCCAGGGTCAAGCCCTCAAACCCATGGAATGCCTTGGATGCCGCCTCAGCCTTGAGCCTGCGCCGCGCCTCTTCCTGCACGCGCAGCCGGTAGGACGCGCCTTCGACATCCTCTGCGAAGTCGTCCTGATCCGGATCGAGCAGAGGACTCATGAGTTGTACCGCTTCCTCTGCTCCTTGGTGACGAGCTTGGCCAGGCCCTTGACCTGTCGCTTGGTGAGCGGCACGAACTCGTTCAGCCCGAACCCCGCGGCCAGGTGATCGGCAGCGTCCTTGCCCTCGGCAGCCCGCACGAACTCGATGTGGTCGGCCGGGATCCCAACCCGCTCAAGGGAGTCGTGCGTCTTGGCTGCGCCGCCCATGCCAGCGTGGTTGTTGGGGTCGTTGAGCTCGTCGTTGTCCACCACGATCCGCACGCGCCTTGCTCCGGCGATCACCCGTGCCTGCTGCCGGGTCAGCCCTGCGGCGCCGTTGTGCCCTGAGCAGACGAGAGCTCCCCTGCGCGCCAAAGCCTCGGCACACTTCTCGCCCTCGACCACCCACAGCAGGCGGTTGCCCTTGCGAAGGCCGGCCAGCAGGTCTGGCAACGTGCCGCCGCCGACGTACAGCATCCGATCCCAATGCCGGTAGTACTTCAGCCAGTCAGCGACCTGCTTGTAGCGCAGCACGCTGTTGGGCGCGTCGGGCTTCTCCCACGTGAAGGTCTTGGACCTGCCGTCGTACCCCGGCTCCCAGCGCTGCTTGACAGCCAGAAGCACGCCGTTCTCGTCTGTGTACCTGTAAGAGGCGACGAGAACCCGCGCGGCGGCCGCGTCCGGTAAAATAGACATTGCGCAAGTTCCTTTCTCTGGGAACAGGCCTTCCGACTGGGTTGGGTGCCCGCGACTAGGAGGCCGCACGAGAGGGCGCTTCGGCTCGACTTCATCCCCGGGCCGGGGCGCCTTCTCCGTTTTCGTAGATGTGGCGCTCCGCCCACTCCCGCAGCGCGAGACGCGCGATGGAGGTCTTGGGCAAGCCGATCTCTCGGCTGTAATCCGCGATGTCATCCGCGAGTCCTGTCTCGACCTTGAGGTCTGACACGAACAGCTTGTGATCGGTCAGCACCGGAGGTCGCCCTCTATCCGGCATTCTTTGCCTCCTTTAAAGGCCCTTTCGGTGGGGTGCCTAAGTAAATTAAAGCGTGCGCCGGGCTAATTCACTACTGGAAAGCCGCGCCACACAATTGCAATAGAAGAATGCACAGGCGAGTAATCGCGCGGTAATCACCCGCGTTCGCTTCGAAGCGGCCGTAGGCGCCACGTAGGCGCGTTAAACCCCCGCCCGGCGGCCCGCGCCCGCGCGGCGGGCTTTTAGGCGCTTACGCTGGCGCTCACGGCTGGGCGCGACGGGGTCGGCCGGTAACGGCGGGCCGGGGGTAGGCGCCCCGCGGCGGTAGACGGCGGCGAGCCGGTCGGCCTGTTCCGGGCGCAACGGCGGGCAGCCGGCCAAACAGGACTCGACAAAAGCAGAAAAGGACGCGGGCATGGCGAGGCCACCTCGGAAGGTAGGCCTGCGCTGCTGCGCGCGTCCTAGGGTTCTAAGCACCCACGGCACGAGAACTGGCAGGTGTGCGAAATTTGCGGCGTCGGGGGTACTGGCTCAGAGTCGTTCGGGCCAGGCTACCGCCAGACGATCTGTACGTGCCGTGCTGCCTCTTCGTCCTTCCACCGCACACCCTTGCCCACCGGCAGGATGCGCACGGTCATCAGCGCCTTGACCACCTCGCGCCGGT